GCAGCAAAAAAAGCAGGCGTCTCACCGGAAGAGATGAAACGCCTGTTCAGAGGTTATGTAGCGGAGCGTCCAATCAATGTGAACGATCCGGATGTGTGGCTAGGAGACGTGGAGCTAGGTTGGCCCTGGGTTTGATCTAACGTTTACCAGCTCCCAAGGCATTGCTGGATCATGGAGTCCTTGGAGCCATTCGATGACCGTTAGCTTGCTGCGTGCGTCTTCTTCACTGGAAGCCTCAATGGCATTTTCCATGTGATAGAAGTAAGAATAAAAAACGTAGAAAGCCATCAAGTGCATTCCTCCATGGCTCTACGTTCGTAATAACGCTTGAGGCGAAGGCAATCGTTGGCGCGGACGTAGTTCCCCCATTCTTCAAAGATGACTGCCCGAGCTGCTTCATAACGGATAGCAGTAGGCAGGAGATCTGTTGGAACGCGGGAACCGGAAGGTGAGAACTTGTTGCCGTTGAGTTTGGTGCTCATTGGTTGTACTTGCGGTTGTAAGCGGCAGTGTGCATTTCATCCAGGGTTACTGGAGGTTCACCACCAGAGTTGTCCCAAAGGTATTGGGGCGTTGGATCGAAGTCCAGTTCATTTTCCAGTTGGGGGATAATTTCATCTTCCAGAAGCATCCGCATGGAAGTGGTGAGATGTTGATCCATCATGTGAAGTCTGTCTTCACGAGCGATAACACCTTTGAGAATTTCTAGAGCACGTTCAATCTTTTTTGTTTCGGGCTCTTGGACGGGGCGGTAGTGGTACATCACCATTCGACCTCTTGAATGAGTTGGTTAAGGGTTTTCAGGGATTGGAGACTGGAGAGCTGACGCTGACCATCGCTGAGAGCCTTCTGCAAAGCATCAGGATCAGCGGTACGGACGGCTTGCTCCATCTCCTGTTGAATGAGCTTGAAGCAAAACTCAAGACGTTCTGCGGGGTTGTAGCTGAGATGAGTTGAAGCTCTGGACTTCTGTCCACCAAGGATGAGACAGAGGAGTTGATTGATGGAGCGGTGACAGTCTTGACGGGTAATCATTTGAGGTTGCGGTTACGTTCAGCAGCGTCAGGGATCGAGTTGTAGTAGTCGTCCCATTCGGCTTGGCGTTGACGTTCTTCAATCTCCTCGTCCGACAGTGGCGGCCAAGGGTCAAGTTCAAAGCCAAGAAGCTCTGGATCGTCGTTGCGGATGATGGTCATTTTTTTGTAGTGAAGGAATACTTGTCCACCATGCGGCGACAGCCTTGGCATGTCACAGCACACCATGAGAAGTGATAGACACGATTCTCATGGCCACAGTGTGGACATTTGATCAACCTGCCAAAGGAGTTGGCACGGGTGTACCGAGTGACAGGTTGCCAATCGGATGTTGTTGGAGCGGTGGAGCTGATGAGGCGATTGGGGAAATAGGTCACGATTCGAGTTTGGCGATAGTTGCTTGGAGCGTTGCGGGATCATTGGTGCCAAAGGGGCTTTTCCGCAGAGGAACAGAGTCCCAAATCTCAGCGCACATCGGCAAAGGGAGTTCGTAGGCATCCACCTCGTCGCAATCGGGATCGTTGTGGAACAACCACTTGCCGACGATTGCGATTTCGTCTGGAGCGACATCCATGCCAGTGCGTTCGCCCAGGGCGATTGCCATGGATTCGCGTTGATCTGTTGTGAGCTTGGTTGGAGTCATTGGAGGAATAATTTCACCAGTGGACAGGGAGTGGATGTAACAGTCTGGGTTTGCATCAGCCCAGGCTTGTAGGAGAGGGTTGGTCATTGGAACGGGATGAGACAAAGGTCTCAATAGTTTTGAGACTGATTACCGCCCATGCGGTGGAGACGCTCGAAGGCTCTGGAGAGTTGCATCAGCTCTTGCACGTTGTGCTGTGCTGAAGCTTCCATCCAGGCTTGTTCAAGGTCACGGAGCATGGCGTCACGCTGTTCGATCAGTGGTGTTGGATCGGTGTCAGCATCAAGCTGGATGTTTTCAGCATCCATCTCAGCGCTTGCCGTTTCAACATCACGGAAGCTGGTTGCGCGACTCATGCCAAACAAGCGTTCTAAGCGCAGAGCAACTGCCCCTGGCCTGTAACCAAGGCTTAGAAGGCGCTTGGCTTCCCGGACGTGTTTGGCTTTGGTGTCATTGGAACGTTTCATAGAATGAGGGACAATGGAGCGGAGCAGGCTTGGCCTTGACTCCACTGATAAAATCTTACAGGAACAATCCAATCAAGGCAATCAACTCATTCATGGCTGATTCAACCCCTACCAAGACCATTCACTTCTGCCCTGATGAATGGGCTCTCCTTCTGGAAGCTCTCCATTCATACAAGGACACTAATGATGGCCGTCGAGTTGCCGGTCGCCTCAACTGGGTTCGAGCCAAGCTGGAAGACTGTCGTTCTGAAGAATGCCTTATCCGGCTTAGCGCATAAAAAAAGCCCCGTTATGGGGCTTCATTCATAGATAGAACGTGAACTCCAGGCAGTCGCAAGCCTTGATCCCATAAGGTTGCGCGTCGTGATACTTGCTAAAGAATGGTTCTTCAGAACAAGTAACGATCGCACCCTCTCCAATGTCATTCATGAATTCATCAATGACTGCTATCTCAGCATCACCGGCTCCAGCATCATTCAAGCTGAATGATGTTGCGTCTCCGTTGATAAGATAGCTAGCCCAATGTGCGGGCAGATCATACTTTTCAGTGATCATAAGAAAAGCCCCGGCGATTAAGCCGGGGGATAAGGTGCATTCAATACTCCAGGTCGTAACCGTCGAACCATTCACCCGGTTTTCGGGTTTCTGGGTTTTTGCAATGCTGCTGTGCTTCTGCAAGCGTCAAACCGCGCTTAATAACGCGGGTGCGCTTATCTATGTGTGGAGCGTAAAATCGTTTGATGCAGTAAGTTTCCATGATAAAAAGGCGATTAAATAACATTCAAGAAAGCCATTCAAGCCATTCAAGCCATTCAAGCCATTCAAGCCATTCAAGCCATTCAAGACTGCCAGGCCATAAGGTAGCTCAGGGCCTAGCGCCACTGGAGCGGATTAGAGCCAGGGCGTTAGATATAAAAAAGAGCCTAGAAAAAAAGGCCAGGAGATTAACTCCCAGCCGTAAAATCGAACCCGAATTGTTCACATAAAAGCTCTTCAAATTGTTGAAGTACTTTTAACTTAGAACCCTTCAGGTTAAACTCTTTTTTGATGATGGAATAAGCCGTGGGACGGTGTGAACTTACCCGCAGCCCTTTTGTTTCCATCTTGAGGCCCTGGCGCAACATCAACAGGCGATAACGTGGGACGCTATCGCCGGTGATGACATAACCGCCATTTTCGAAAGTTTCAACAGTCATTAGGATTAGCGGCGATTGGTTGGAACGAGACGGAGTAACCAGTTGGAAACATGTTGAACGCAAATGTTCAGCTTGTCATCATCTAAGATCTGGTATTTTTCCCGAAGATAATATCTCGCGGAAGTTTCCAGATCTGGAGTTACTGGCGCGTCTGTCGTTTCGAGTTGATGAACCAAGCCGGGAAAAAGATCCCGGCGAAGCTCAACAACTGCCAACTTTTCTGATGCTGTTAGTGATGCCATGGCTGAATCCGATTGTAACTCTGCGTTCCTGAATGTGAGAATCCCGTGGGATTATCTTTTGGAACGTAAAAGAACAAAGCAATAAGTGACAAGAAAGCCACCGCGATCAATGACCGGGTGGCGTAAGTTTCTAAACTCATTGTTCTGCTTTTGCAGTTACTTCCTTTTCAGCAATAGCACCTTGGACAGCTGCCCCCAGGGCCTTGAGATCATCCACGTCCCAGAATCGAACTGAGTTGCGGAACCACTCCACACCAGTTGAGTTGCTGGCATTTGTGGAGTAGTACTCCCCCATGGCGTCCTTGAGCTTCCGCCAATCCATGCCCTCAATCACGATCACTTCACCATTAGCTGGGTCGGAGATCCTGAATCGGTTGTAGCTGAAATCCAGATCACAGCCGCTGACGCGGTAGGTCTGGGTCGTTGTCTTGTCGATGGACATTTGAATCAGTTGAATGAGTGGGCTTTTGGCTTCCTTGGGAGCGGCCTAGGTGGCCGTGTAATTGCCAACAACTATTGGCGTGTCTAGGATGTTACTCCCGGATCGCAAGCAAAAGTGTTAGAAACACTCCCAAGGCTAAATGTTATCTAGTTGTCAAGGTTAGGAGAAAGGATATACAGTCCCCCCTCCATGTTTATATCTTATCAGATACTGATCACATAGCACTGAATAAATCTACTTTTGTTACATTTGTTGATATATCTAATAGTGTAGCAGTTGATACAGACGGGGGCAGGGTTGCAATGTCAAAATGGAACCACAAGGCGCGGGTACCCGCCATATATATCCGTTAAACAGTATTCGTGTAATAAAAAAGCCCCCTAGGTGGGGGCAGGGGTTTGAAGTTGTGAGCGTGGGGATCAGTCGCCCTTATCTTCGATGGAGATCTTAAGTTCAGGCGCTTGAATGTTGACGGTTTCAACGGATTCACCGATGACACGTCCCAAGGAGTCAAGAACCTGGCTAGCAGTTTGCAGCTGCCCCTTCTTCAATGCCTGATGAAAGAGCTTGGTACGCATGTGCTGCAACCGCGCCAACATGTTTTCGCGATCAGACTGCCAGTCTTCATCAACCAGCTTTTTGACTTCTGCCCAGTCACGCCAAGCGGTATTGATTGAGATCTGTTCTTTCTCTTTGTGGTCGTACACAAGAGCACGCGCCGACAGTCCATCAAGCTGCCGACGATAGAGACGCCGAATGCGGTCTTCTTTTGCTTGTGTGGTGCGGTCCGTAAGAGGCTCAGGCATCAACCCATCGACCTTTTTTCAGATAATAACTGCCTGCCCTACGTTCTGGCACGTCTAGGAGGGGGGTAGGGGTTGAAAACCTGTGTAATGTAATAGCCATGAGCGCTACAACAGAGCCCATAAACCTCAGATGGGCGCAGGGTCAGGTTTATTCAAGCGAAAAACGCTTCCGAGTCTTGGTTGCAGGGCGCAGATTCGGAAAGTCGTACCTGTCTTGTGTTGAATTGGTACGTGGAGCGATTGAAAAGCCGGGCGAAACGTTCTTTTATTGCGCTCCGACATATCGGATGGCGAAGGATATTGCGTGGCGAGCGTTAAAAAAGCTGGTTCCAAAGGTCTGGATCAAGACTAAAAACGAGACGGACCTCAGGATTGAGCTAATCAACGGTTCAACGATTGAGTTAAAGGGTACTGAGAACGCAATGGCGCTTCGTGGTCGCAGCTTGAGCGGCGTTGTGTTGGACGAAGCAGCATTTATGGACCCTGAGGTCTGGTTTGAGGTTATTCGCCCTGCATTAGCGGATAAAGAGGGCTGGGCGTTGTTTATTTCGACGCCAGACGGTACAGCTAGTTGGTTTTACGACCTGTGGTGTTGTGTTCCAGAGGACGAAACCGGAGATTGGCAGCGATGGTGCTACACAACAGTCGAAGGAGGAAACGTCAGCAAGCACGAGGTCGAAGCAGCCCGCGCTCAACTTGATCCGCGCACGTTCCGCCAGGAATTCGAAGCGTCCTTTGAGAACCTGACTGGCTTAGTTGCTGTCAGCTTTTCGGACGACAACATTTCAACGGAAGCCAAGGACATTTCGATTCAGCCGTTGTTGTTGGGCGTTGACTTCAACGTGGATCCCATGTCTGGCATCTGTGCAGTCAAGGATCAGGACACGTTGTACGTGTTTGACGAGATCATGCTGACTGGTGGAGCAACGACCTGGGATTTTGCGGAAGAGGTTACCCGTAGGTATGGGGTGGATCGCAGGGTTATTGCTTGTCCTGACCCTACAGGCGGTGCAAGGAAGACCAGTGGTGTCGGCGTAACGGACCATGCAATCCTTAGGCGCAGTGGTTTCACGGTTCAAAGCCCTAGGTCACCGTGGAAGATCCGAGACAAGATCACAGCGGTCAACACGGGCCTAATGGATGCTTCTGGAGCGCGAAGAGTGAAGATCCATCCGAGGTGTAAGGAGTTGATCAAGTCGTTACGGACGCTGACCTATGCACCGGGTACTGGTCTTCCTAACAAAAATCTGGGAGTGGACCATGCGTTCGACGCTTTCGGGTATCTTGTGCTGCAGCAGTTCAACTTGGCCAAGCCTGAGGCCATGGGAACTACGTCATACCGCCTGTATTAAGGATGTTTCGTGCTTTGAATGCGCCCCTCTGTCCCAAGTGCGGGTCAGATGACACCCGTGTTTTGGGGAAATACACGTCACAAGAGGGAGATTCAGTACGAGACCGTGTTTGCCGCGAGTGTGACCACCGTTGGAGGACGTTGCAGCCACCTGAAGAGGTGCTGGACCCGTCGATTTTGGTCAAATTTCCGCGTTGGAAGTCACCTGAGGGCAGTCGGCGTCAAGTGACGTTGGAATACGCAACTAAGGGCCGTTAGACTGGGTGCATCCCATGTTTATTTGTCATGCCTGGTCATTACGGAGCCGGTGGCAAGAAAAAACCCAACGGTAAAAAAAAGGGTATGAAGAAGGGCAGCAAGAAGATGCGGTGTAGCTGTGGCAAGTGAAAACGTCCCAGTAAACAAAGCGCTTTATGCTCGCGTAAAGGCTGAGGCCAAGCGCAAGTTCGCGGTTTATCCGAGCGCGTATGCAAATGCGTGGTTGGTGCGCGAATATAAGAAGCGTGGTGGCACCTACCGAAAAGCAACCAGTGGCGGAACGAAAAAAACCACGAAAACCCGCAAAACCAAAAAGTAAAGGCCGTGGTGGCCTTGGCCGATGGTTTGACGAGAAATGGGTCGATATAAAGACCGGGAAACCTTGTGGGCGCTCCAAAGGCGAAAAACGGGACTATCCAGCGTGCCGACCGTCAAAACGTGTGTCGGACAAGACGCCAAAGACGACTAAAGAGATGAGTCCTTCAGAAAAAGCCCGATTTAAACGTGAAAAAACGGGCTCGAAGAAGATAAGCTATCAGCATCGGCGTCGTAAACCCAAGGGTAAAAGCTAATGGCCACCACCGTTGAGCGCTACACCAACACGGTTGAGCATCATGAATCGACCGCCTTGGCGGCGGTAGACGACGCTTTTATAGTTAGCGCTCACTCGGACACGTTTACGTTTGCTCTGGTCGCTACTGGCAGCGCAAACTTTACTGTTGCTCTTGAGCTGAACCACAGCGGTTCTACCGATACGTGGTTTGAAATTGACACCACAAAAACTATCAACTCCGCTGGAAATTACGAGTATTTTTATTCAGGAAAGCCTGCAAGTCGCGTTCGCTGCCGCATTGCGTCCATTTCATCTGGCACGCCCAGCGTTGAGCCGCACATCATCGTTCATTACAACGGCTGATTGCGTGGCTTGACAGGCATAAAGAGTTAGACTCGAAGGCATAGACCCTTCCTATGTCTACTCATGGCCATCCTTCGCGGAGAGCAAGGTGCGGTCCAGTTTGACGCTGCTGGCTCTTCTAACGCCACCATCGTTGGAACCCGCAGCTGGACACTGAACATCACCAAAGACACGTTGGACGTTACCGATCACGGTGACACGTTCCGTGCGTTTGTCGGCAGCATGATCAGCGGTTCTGGCACCGTTGAGCTGGTGTACGACCCAGATGCAACTGGTCAGGCTGCATTTCTTGAAGACGTGATTACTGCTGCAGACCCTGCAGACGCTACGTTCGAGCTGTTTACCACCGGCACTTCCACCGGCACCGACAGTGTGAGCTTCGCGGGCATTATCACCAGCATGGATATTGCATCCACTGTTGGCGATTTGGTCGTTGCCACCTGCAACTTCGTCACCAGCGGCGCCATCACCTCCAACCTTGAATAAGGTTTAGGACGATGGCAGAGCGCAAAAAGCGTAAGCGTGGTCCCAACCTTAGTGTTGGCCGTGGCGAAAAGCTGCCTGCAAGTAAAGGTGCTGGCCTGACCGCTAAAGGTCGGGCTAAGTACAACCGGCAAACAGGTTCTAATTTGAAACCGCCGGTTACAGGCAAGCCCAAGACAAAGGAAGAAGCTGCCCGTAAGCGTTCTTTCTGCGCTCGAAGTCGTAATTGGACTGGTGAACGGGGTAAAGCAGCTCGTCGTCGATGGGGCTGTTAATAACTCAACTCTGAGGTGTCATGACTTACTCCGTTCCTGGTCTCGTTAGAACGCATCTCGTCAGCAGTTCCTACATGGGCACTGTTGA